CACCGAAGCCCGTGATCTAACGGACGACGAGCAGGCACAATTTGACTCATACAAGGCATCCGCTGACGCAAAAGGCGCGGAAATGTCTCGTATTCAAGCGCAGATCGATATTGAGCAAGACATCGCCGCTCAATCCGCTTTTGTTGAGCCTGTTGCAGATGCCTACATTTCGGTGACAGAAAACGCTGACAAAGACGAAAAGCGCGGTTTCAAATCTTTTGGCGACTTTATGTCGTCAGTGCATCAGGCAGCATTGCCTAATATGCGCCCAGATCCTCGCTTGGCTGCAACGCCGTCCTTATATTCTGGCGAATCGACAGGCGCCGATGGTGGCTTTTTGGTTCCACCTGAGTTCAGTAAAGAAATTTTTACGCTGTCTTTGACAGAAGATTCTTTGTTGCCTCTGACCGATACGGCCGAGATCAGCTCGAACTCAATGGTTATCCCAAAAGACGAGACCACTCCTTGGGGAACCAATGGCATTCGCGCTTATTGGCAGGGTGAATCAAGTGCTGCGACAGGTACCAAGCCTGTTCTCGGCGCAATGGCTCTGCGTCTGAAAAAGTTGATGGCACTCGTTCCGGCATCCGATGAAATGCTTGAGGATTCGACGATGTTGACCAGCTACTTGCCAAACAAGATTGCTGACTCGATTCGCTGGAAAACCAACGAGGCGCTGTTGTTCGGTACTGGCGGACCCGTGCCTTTTGGCGCGTTTTCCGGTAACGCAGTAATCACTCAGTCAAAAGATACCGGCCAAGCGACTAAGACGCTCACAGCAACCAATTTGGCGAACATGATCGCTCGGTTGCCTCCCGCATCATTTGGCCGCGCTGTCTGGCTGATTAACAATGACGTGCTGCCAGCACTCTTTACCCTGACGCTCGGCAATTACCCAATTTATTTCCCCATGGGTAATCAACAAACCGGCGCAATCCAGACGAGCCCCTACGGAACGCTTTTAGGTCGCCCTGTAATCGTTACTCAACACGCCAATACGTTTAGCTCGCAAGGAGACGTTCTGCTGGCCGACATGAGTTATGTCCAAACGATCACCAAGGCTGGCGGTTTCCGCACCGACACATCGATGCACATTTATTTCGATGCCGATGCGACAGCCTTCCGCACTGTGTTCCGTCTCGATGCACAGCCAAAGATCACGGCTGCAATCAGTCCTGCTAAAGGCGCGAACTCTCTGTCACCTTTTGTCCAGCTAGCCGCGCGCTAATCGGACAGCCTCGCTCGGGTTCGCCCGAGCAGTTTTCAAATTTAATTGTTTAGGAGAAACGTATGTTTCCAAATGCAAAAGGATCCGAGTTGGTCGGAGTAGTTGGCAATATTCCGGCTCAGGCCGCGGCTGGTGCCTCAGTTACGTCCGGCTGGATTTCAATGGCTCAGTTGTTTTCACTTTTGGCTTTGATTGAAGTGGCTGCGCTTGGTGCTAGCGCATCGGTTGCTGCCTCTATTAGTCAGGCTATCGACAATCAAGGCACCAGTGCAAAAGCTTTGAAATCAATTGCACCCATCACCAGCTCGAATCAAATCGCGCTTGCTGATGTGCTGGCCGATAGCTTGGATGGTGCCAATGGCTTCTCGTATGTCCAGCTAACACTGACGGTTACTGGCGCATCCAGCATCGTTGGCGCAAAACTGCTGGCCACTACTGATCGCTATTACCCAGCGAGCTCGCAGAATATTTCTGCTGTTTCGCAAATCGTTTAACAGCTGAAAACAAGCTAGTGGCCTCACAAGGGCCACTAGCCTTGTGGAATTCAAAATGTCGCTTAAACAATTATCTGTATCGACGGATGAGCCAGTCACGCTTGCCGAGGCGAAGTTGCACCTTCGCGTGGAAACGGATGACGACGACACCTTGATTGCGTCGTTAATCACGGCTGCGCGCCAAGGGGCAGAGACAATGACACAACGTCAGCTTATGACGGCTCGGTGGCGTCTTTATCTCGACTCGTTTCCTGCAGGCCAAATGTTTGCGCCTTTTGGGGCGGCATTTTCAATTCCACAAACTGCAATTTTGTTGCATAAACCTCCGCTTCAATCTGTGGATTCAATCAATTATCTGGATATGAGCGGGGCGCAACAAACGCTAGACTCGTCGAAATATACGGTTGACCTCTCATGTGAGCCTGCTCGCATTACGCCGATATTTGGAACGGTTTGGCCTCCAACATTGCCTCAGATCAATGCTGTGTGGGTTGATTTCACGGCAGGCTATGCCGACGCTTCGAGCGTGCCAGACGGCATCAAGGCTTGGATAAAAATACGCGTCGGATCGCTGTATATGCACCGAGAGGAAGTTGCCATTTTGCCTCGTGGGAAAATGGAAGAGCTGCCCTTCGTCAATACTTTGCTGGATCCGTATCGAGTGGTGACGATGTGATTGCGGCAGGCGAGCTTCGGCACAGAATATCTGTGCAAGAGTTGTCCAGGACACCTGATTCTCTTGGGCAACTTACAGACACGTGGACTACGGTCTTAGATAACATTTCCTGCGTAATTGAGGATCTGTCCGGCAAGCAATTAGAGGCCGCACAAGCGATGAGTAGCGAAATCAATACTTTGATACGTCTAAGGTACAACGCTGCGATCACAAACCGCATGCGAGTGTCGTACCCAGCGAAGAATCAAACGTTTAAGATTGTTGCGGTGTTAAACGTAGACTCAATGAATGTTGAACAGCATTTAATGTGTTCGCGCAACTTGGTGAAGATGTCCACATGACGAATGACGATCAAGTGGCGGCGGCATTGGCAACAATTTCTGCTATTTCGTCGTACCCGATTCGACCTGACGTGGCAGATTACGAAGACGTGCCACCCTACATCATTTATCAAGAGGTGTCGCAACCGAATGGTGGCTATACCTTAATGGGCTTGGCGTCTCTTAGCCCCAGTCGCTATCAGATCGACGTGTATTCGCTGACTCGATCTGAGGCCGCAAGGCTGGCGGACGCAATATGCGTAGGACTGTATACGGCGATAGGTGCTGTTAAGCACTCTCGTTCTAGCCATTACGACGCAAGCACTCATTTAAGGCGCGTCACGCTAGATTTTTATATGTGGCTACCCAACACTTAGTTTTGCAGCAATTAACCCATCCCGTCTTTATGGCGGGATTTTTTTTGGAGTAAACAATGAGCAATGCAATTCGATCTGATGGCACAACCATCGCCTTTGGTGGGTCGTTTACCAAAACCGATCCATTAACCGCGGCTGCAATTACCACTGCTGCCGCTGCCATATCAACATGGGACGCATTTGAAGAGGTTACGGAAATCAAGCCGTCCGGTCAAAAAGTCGACGAAATTGATGTCACGCATCTTGCTTCCGCATCCAAAGAATTTGTGCTGGGTTTGGAAGATTCAGGGATGATCGACGTCACCATGAATTTCACTGGTGCAACCGCTCAACAGGCTGTTCTTACTGCCAAAACCGCTAAAACCTTGGCTTTGTACAAAATCAGCCTCGGCGCAAATCAGCTTACCAATCCAGCAACGTATACGTTTGCTGCCTACGTGACGAAAGCTGAAATTCCAGACGCAAAGGTCAACGGCAAAATCGAGCTGAACGTGACGCTTCGCATTACTGGTCCTGTCGTTCTCGCCCTCGGCTCCTTGACCTCTACAGAGTAATCACAAAATGTCTGAAAAAGCACAATTGTTCTTTGCCGCTGCGCAACTTAAAACCGTCGATTTCGAGTTGCCCGGCCTGGGTGTGGTGCAGGTGTCGGAGTTATCCGAGGCGAGCGTTTCGGAAATTCGCGCTATTGCTGATGCGCTTACTGATGAAAATCAAAAGCGCAATGCGATGACCGAGGGCATGATTGTTCGCTCAATCCTGCAGGACGGTGCGCCTGTGTTTACCGATGACGATGCCAAAAACCTGCATACGGCCATTGGTAACGCCCTGTTCCAAACAATCGCTGAAAAAGTCTTTAGCGTTAATGGGTTTGGCACGGGAAACTAACTCCCGAGCGTCGGTTTAAGCATCGGCTGGCGCTCGGTTTAGGCAGGACGGTTGCAGAGCTCGAGGCAAGTATCTCAAGCGCTGAATTTCAGGATTGGATTCGATACTACAACGTCGAGCCGTGGGGAACGCCTGTGCTGGATGCGATCTCCGCGCAGCATTTGAGTATGTCTGCAAACATCAATCGGAATGCCAAGGAACGATCGGAGCCGTTTAGAC